AAGGAATCTAAAATTATCAGAGCTGGAAGATAAAAGAAAAATATTAGAGGATAAAATTGAAAGAGGTGATCTGGATGGTAAAGCTGGTCAGAACCTGGTTAATCTTTACAAAATTATAACTGCCTCTGCTCAATGGAATGCATCCAAAATTGCATCTAAAAGGTATGGTAAAGCTGCTGAATTAACTATTAAAGGTGATGATAAACAACCTTTAAACATTAGTTGGAGCAAATAAATAGGTAACAAATGTTTACTAATTGTTTAATAAGTATTGATTTTATTGGAGTTGTGGCAAAACAAACACACATAAAATTTGTTTATTACACATGATATTGTGGCAAAAATGCAACAATGTTGCTTGGTTGCAACAATATAGTTTAGAATTATTATAAATTGGTGATAACGATCAATTATCGGAAGTTTTATTAATGGTAATCATAAGTTATCGTTATAAATCTTGTGGTTGTAATTGTTTAAATTATGAGAACATAATGCGAACATGGGGGGTTTTTAATTAGGGGTTGCCTGATTTTACTTGTGTCGCTAAATAAAAATTAATGTATGGTACACACAAATGGATGATAGATTTCTTAAAACAATAATCTTCATAATGAAGGATAAAAAAACAAAAAAACCAATAGTGATTACACACTTTCAGGGTTTTCAAGATGATGATGAAGCTGCTGACTTTTCTGACTTCTTAAAAACACAATTTGTTTTACCAACAGATTATCCTGATGATAATCAAACAATTCACTAGGGGGGGGTTTGTTATAATATGAAACAAATTGTTATTCCTTACAAACCAAGAGAAATCCAAAATTTTTTGCATAAAAAATGCGACATGAACCGATTTAATGTTGTCATAGTTCACAGGAGAGGTGGTAAAACAGTTTTCGCAATAAACCACTTAATCAGAGCTGCTTTGATGAATACTAAACCTTATCCAAGATATGCCTTTATTTCGCCATTTAGATTACAAGGTAAATCAACTGCATGGGATTATTTAAAACAATTCTCTGCTGCCATACCAGGAACAAAATTCAATGAGTCTGAATTAAGGGTAGATTTTTCTGTAAACAATAGTCGTATTCAAATTATTGGTGGTGAGAATAGTGCTGCAATCAGAGGACAGTATTTTGATGGGATAGTTTGCGATGAAACACAAAACCTTTCGCCAGACCTATTTGATACCATCTTAAGACCAGCTCTTTCTGACCGACATGGTTTCGCCATATTTATTGGAACACCTATGGGAAGAAACTGGTTTTTTGATTTACATGAAAAAGCCAAACATACCGAAGGGTGGTTTACCAAAGTGTTCAAAGCTAGTGAAACCAAGATTATAGATCAAGAAGAATTGAAAGCTGCGAAAGAAACGATGTCGCCAGAGAGTTATGCTCAAGAGTTTGAGTGTTCATTTCAAGCAGGTATATCAGGATCTTATTTTGGTAAAATTATGGAGGAGCTAGATCAAAAAGGTAATATTAAAAATTTTGACATAGATGAGGATTTAGAAGTTGAAACCTGGTGGGATCTAGGAATGAACGATAGTACAGTTATTACATTTGCTCAAAGACATGGTAGTGAGATTAGAATAATTGATTGCTATGAAAATTCAGGTGAGGGATTAGAGCATTATCTAAATGTAATTGATAACAAAGATTATAATTATTCAAAGCATATTGCACCCCATGATATTAGAGTTAGAGAGATTGGCACAAATAAATCTAGGTGGGAAACAGCAAAGGAACTAGGTTTAGAGTTTGACATAGCTCCAAAATTAAGTATTGAAGATGGTATTGAGCAAGTAAGGAGAATGTTGCCGAATTGTTATTTTCATAAAAACAATTGCAAAAAGCTCATAGAAGCATTAAAGTCCTATTGCAAACGATGGGATGAAAAAAATAATTGTTTTAGGAATAAACCCCTACACAATTGGTCATCACACTTTTGTGATAGCATACGATATGGAGCAATCGTAGAGCCAGTTACCAGAAGTGATTGGTCTAAACCGATAAGTGTAGATACGAATTATATAGTTTAATATGGCAAAAAAAATCATAGAATTATCAGACCCTAAATTACGAAGTTTACTTTCAAATCAAATTGACAATGCTTTAGGTTATTTAGGTGGTCATCTTTCACAAAGCAGAAGAAAATCTTTAGAATATTATTTAGGTGATAAACTTGGTACAGAAATAGATGGTCGTTCACAGGTGGTGTCAACCGATGTATCTGATACGATTGAAAGTATCTTACCAAATTTATTAAGAGTTTTCACAGCTAGTGATAATGTGGTTCGTTGTGATCCTGTTACAGCCGAAGATGTACCTCTTGCCGAACAAGCATCTGCTTATTTAAATCATGTTTTCTACAAAGAGAATAATGGCTTTCAATTATTATATAATTTTTTCAAAGACGCATTGATTGAGAAAAATGGTTTTTTAAAAATTTATTATGATGAGTCTGAAACAGTAGAACATGAAACTTACAAAAATTTAACTAAAGCCGAAAAGGATGCACTTAACGATACTAAAGATGATATAGAAGAAGTTGAAGAAGAAGTGTTTGAAGATGAGTCTGCCAAAGAAGATTATGAAAAATTAATTGAGCAGTACGAAGCTAGAGGTGTGGATGTATCTCAAGTTCAGAAACCAGATTTTACATTATACAATTGCAAAATTAAAAGAACTAAAAAAGCAGGTAAAGTAAAAATTGAAAGTGTACCACCTGAAGAATTTTTAATTAGCAGAAACGCAAAGTCTATTGACGATGCCGATTTTGTTTCTCATAAAGTTTTAATGTCAAGATCAGATTTAGTGGCTATGGGTTATGATGAAGAAGAAGTTAATTCATTACCAAAGTCAGACGAAGATATTTTTAATACTGAAGAAATAGTTAGATCAAGAAACATAGATGAATTTAATATTGATTCTGCAACAGATAAATCTACAGAAAAAGTTTTAATTTATGAGTCTTATGTAAGATACGATTTTGATGAAGATGGTATAGCAGAACTGCGAAAAATTATTTCTGCTGGTGATAGTGGTTCTATGGTTTTAGAAAATATGCCATGTGATAATATTCCATTTGTAACAATTACACCTATTCCGATGCCACACAGATTTTATGGTAGATCCATTTCTGAATTAGTTGAGGATATACAATTAATGAAATCAACTGTGATGCGTCAGTTATTAGACAATATGTATTTAACTAATAACAACAGAGTGGCAATCATGGATGGAATGGTCAACATGGATGACCTATTAACAACTAGACCTGGTGGTGTAGTTAGAACTAAACAACCACCAAACCAAGTCATGCAACCTTTACAAGCTCAACCAATATCTAATCAAGCATTTCCTATGCTTAACTATTTAGATACAGTTAGAGAAGCTAGAACTGGTATTACAAAGTCTGCACAAGGATTAGATGCAGATACATTAAATTCTAAAACTGCAACTGGTGTTAACGCATTGATGACACAAACTCAAATGCGATCAGAATTGATTGCCAGAATTTTTGCCGAAACAGGAGTTAAAGATTTATTTAGAAAAATATTTGAACTGATGATTAAATATCAGGACAAAGAAAAAATTGTTATGTTAAATAATCAGTATGTTCCAGTTAGACCTACTGAATGGAAAGATAAATTTAATATTAATATTGTTGTAGGATTAGGAACTGGATCTAAAGAACAACAAACAATTACATTAAATAATATTTTAGAAAGACAACTACAAGCATTTCAATTACAAGGTGGTAAAGAAATGCCTATGGTTACATTAAAAAATATGTATAACACTTTATCTAAAATAATTGAGAACGCAGGACTTAAAAATGTGGAAAGTTACTTTGTCAATCCTGATGTCGGTAAACAAATGATGCCTCCACCTGCACCACCACCTCTAACTCCTATTGAAAAAATAGAATTTACAAGGATTGATGCAGAGAATAAGAGAAAAATTGCTGATCTTGAACTTCATTATCAAGAACTACAACAAAAATCTCAAGAAATGGCATTAGATTTTGAAGCGAAGATAAAAGATATGGCTTTAAAATATAATACACAACTAGATACTGCTAAAATTAAAGCTGATGCAGATTTAGATAAGATGATGATGTCTGGAAACAGTAAGATACTTGAACAGGCACAAAAATCTGCTAATATGTTCAGCCAACAGGTACAAGGATTAAATGGAAACCAAAGACCAGGTAAGGAGATCGGAAGAAATCAGCCGATCCAACCAAGCCAAACAATTACTGGAGAATAAAATTTTTATAGAGGCAATTGATTCTCTAAAAAAACTTTATTCTGAAGCACTACTTGAAAAAACTGGTGCTAAAGAAAGTGATACCAGAGAAAAACTTTGGATTGCTTATAATGTTGTTGGAAAAGTTGAACAACATCTTCAAACTGTTATTGAAACAGGTAAACTTGCTTCAAAACAATTAGAAGATTTTAGACAACAACAGATTAAAACAAAATTTTAACCAATCTGGTTAAAATAAGCCAAGTCATAAGACAGCTTAACCATAGGAGGACTAATGTCTGACTCAAACCCATTGTTGTCAAACGCAACAATACAAGGTGCTGCTAAACATATTGAAGGTTTAATGGACACAAAAGGTGTTATCACTAAATCTCAAGAAGAAGAAGCACAAGTTGAACCGAAAGAAGAAGCGAAAGCTGAAACTGAAGTTGAACAAAACCCTGAAGCTCAACAAGAGGTAACTCAAGAAGCTCCAGTTGAAGAAGAAGCATCCGAAGATCAAAATGCAATTGAAGAACAAACAACCGATCTACACCAAGTTATTGTTAATGGTGAAAAGATTGATGTTGACCTTGACGAATTAAAAGCAGGTTATCAAAAAGATGCCGACTATAGACGAAAAACAGAGGAGATAGCGATTGAAAAAAGAGAGCTTAAATCCGAAGAAGATCGTCTTAAAAACCAGTATTCGACCAAGATGGAAGATTTAAATTCACTTGTGGCGACTTTGAATGCTGAAATAAACAACGATTACAATTCCAAAGAACTTGATAGACTTTGGGATGAAGACCCAACTGAAGCTGCTAAAGTTGATCGTAGGATTCAGAAACGAAAACAAACGATACAACAAGCACAGCAAAAATTGAGAGAGCATCAGCAAACTCAATTTCAGGAAATATTAAGAGAAGAACAAAAAAAACTTCACTTAAGACATCCAGAAATTGCTGACCCTATAAAAGGTACTACAGTTAAGTCAAATATTATGAACTACTTAAGTTCTAAAGGATTCTCAAATGAGGATGTAGCAAGAATTTACGATTCAAGATATTTTGATGTAATCATGGATGGCATGAGCTTTCAAAAAACTAAAGCAGCTAAACCTTCTTTAGTTTCTAAAAAAGTAAAACCAACCAAGTTTGTTAAGTCAGGTATTAAGTCAACAAAAGAAGAATTAAACTCCAAGTCTAGGTTGAATCAAATTAAAGCGTTGAAAAAGTCAGGAAGTCCAAAAGACGCAACTGATCTTTTAATGCGTTATTTATAAACAATAACCTCAAAGGAGAATAAAAATGGCTGTATATCAAACATACCAAACAGTCGGCATAAGAGAAGACCTTGCAGATATTATTTATTCAATATCTCCAACAGAAACACCTTTTATGTCTGGAGTTGCTAAAACAAAAGCAACAAACACATCACACCAATGGCAAACAGATGCTTTGGCTGATGTAGCTGCTAACCATGCAGTTGAAGGTGCTGCTATAAGTTACCCAACTTTATCAGCAACAACTAAACTAACTAACCACACTCAAATTTCTACAAAAGCTGTGCAAGTATCAGGAACAAATGATGCTGTAACATCTGCTGGAAGAAACAATGAGTTAGCTTATCAAGTAGCTAAATCTGCAAAAGAATTAAAAAGAGATATGGAAACTGCTCTTTTATCTAATGTAGCTGCTGCTGCTGGAAGCGCAACTGCTGCAAGAAAATTAGGTGGAGTTCAAACTTGGATTTCTTCTAATGTTGATGCAGGTGCAGGTGGATCTGGTTCAGGTGGTGGAGCTGCTAGAACAGATGGAACTCAAAGAGCTTTTACTGAAGATCAGTTAAAATCTGTTTTGAGATCATGCTTTGATGCTGGTGGAAACCCTAACATGATTATGGTAGGTGCTTTCAATAAGCAAAAGCTATCTGGTTTTACTGGTGGTTCAACTAGATTTGACCAAGCAGAAGACAGAAGATTAGTTACATCTATTGATGTCTATGAAAGTGACTTTGGAACTATGCAAGTTGCTCCTAATAGATTCATTAGAGGTGCAAACTCTACTGCTGCTAAAGTCGGACAAGATGCTCTAGTTTTAGAGATGGACTACTTTGCAGTTGCTTTCTTAAGAGATTTTGCTCTACAAACACCAGCTCAAACTGCTGACGCAGATCAGAGATTCATGGTTGCAGAGTACACTCTTGAGTCAAGAAACGAAAAAGCTAGTGGATTAGTTACAGACTTAACTACTTCATAATACTTAATTTGGTGGGGGAGTAATCCCCCATCAATCAATTAACAATTTTGTTTGGTCTTTGAAGATTTATTTTAAAGTCGGAACGAAGCAAATAAATAGGATAAAAAATGAGAACATTAAACGATTACTTTATAACTGCTGAAATAGAAGATATTTCAACAGCTTCATCAACATTTGTTGCTGTACCTGATGGTGGTAAAATAATTAAAATTATTACTGCTTTACAAGGTGCAATATCAGGTGCAAACGCAGCTATTACTTTTGAAATAGGTGGTACTGCTGTAACTGGTGGTGCAATAACTGTAGCTCACTCTGGCTCTGCTGCTGGTACTGTAGATTCTGCTGAACCTACTGCTGCTAATAGAGTTGAAGAAGATGGAACTATCGAAATGATTACTGATGGTGCATCTACTGGAGCTAAAAAATTACTTGTGACATTTGTTATAAGAAGATAAATAATAACTGGGGGGATCTTGTCTAGCGATACTTCCCCCCTCAAAAATTAGGAGAAAAAATGAGTTATAATTATGCTTTAAGACCTGGTACTACACAGAAACTTAATACTAATAATTCTTCAACAGCTTCTGCTGCATTTGGTTCACAAACTGAATACATAAGAGTAGTTGGAGATGCTAATTGTCATTTTGTTTTAGGTGCTTCACCTACTGCAAGTGCAACATCAGCTCTTTTACCATCTGGCGAAATAGAAATATTTAAAGTTTCACCTGGAGAAAAGATCGCAGTATTTCATGGTTCATCTACGAATGTGTATATTACTGAAATGAGTGCGTAGTGGCTAGACAAAAGTTTGTTCATTTTGTTCCAAGACCTAAACCAAAAAAAAGACCAAGACGACATAAAAAGGA